ACAAATCTTAAAACAAATTGGTGAAGCTATTTAATATAAAAAGACCACTCCGTGATGGGTGGTCTTGGTTATATGTCTTATATTGGTGAAGGTGTACCTATACCTATGAAAGACATATTATCTAGCTGAAACAATTATAATTTCTCTCGCTTGCTTACTACTCTTATATTCGTCTTTTGTATCAATGACTAATTGTTCAAATATCAAGTTCATTAATTCTTTTCGTTCATATGCATTAGCCTTTAACCATAATTGATCCATGTTTAAGATTATCGCCCTTAATTCCTCGTTATTCTGATTATCGTTTTGTTCAATATTTTTTATTTCGCGTTGTAGTTCCTTTTCTTTTTCACGAAGCTTCTCAGTCTCTTGGATTAATTCATCAATATCAATTACATCATTTTCATACATGACTTTTTTCTTGCGCATTAATTTTTGTACATTCGATAATTCAGATTTTACTTTATTTAAATGTTCAGTAGGAAATTCTGTTTCTCCTGAACTGCTTGAAAAATCCCCAATTAATTCATCCCATTGTGAAAAAATTGTTTTTACTAAATTATCTTCTAAAATCATATGACTGGTACAAGACTTACCAACTTTTTTTCCTGAACAGCGATAATTCTTTTTCTTACCAACTCTATGTCCAGACATTGAATGACCACATCGTGCACATTTTAATATGGATGAAAAATAATAATCGCTTGTTTCACGTTTACCTCCAAAAGTTCTTCGTTTATCAAGTATGTCTTGGAGTTCCCAAAATTCATCACGATCTATAATTCTTTCATGATTACCTTCAAATAATTTTCGTTCGCGAGGTGGTTTTTTTATATCCTTTGGATTTTCACTAAAGGATAAATATCCTGCGTATGTTGGATTATTTGCAATATCCCTAACGGTGTCAACATGCCACTCTCCGCCTCTTCTGGTTGGGATACCTCTATCTGTTAATTGTTTAGCAAGGATGTAAAAACCTATTGTTCTAGATAATTTAAAAATTTCTCTAACAATCTTTTCCTCTTCTTCATATACAACTAATTCACCATCTACAACTTTGTATCCGTAGGGAGGAGTTCCGCCTTTCCATAAACCCAGTTTTACTTTCTTCTCTAGACCCATACGTACACGTTCAGCAGTATTTTCTCTTTCCCATTGTGCAATAGCAGCAACCAAAGTTATAAATAAACGACCCATTGCATTTGTAGTATCATAGACCTCAGTTGCTGATTTGAATTTACAATTATATTTATCAAGTTCTTGTAAAATATCATAAAGATCAGAAACAGAACGTGTTAATCGATCAAGTCTATAGACTAAAACTACATCAATGTCTCCTTTTTTTACTTCTGTAATCATTCTTTGAAAATGAGGTCTATTCAAATCTTTAGCTGAATAGCCATCATCCACATAAGGTTCTCCGGCTATTTCCCAACCTTGTGAAATACAATAAGCTTCTAACTTTTCTATTTGGGCAAGAATAGAATAACCATGCTTCGCTTGTTCATCTGTTGAAACCCTAACATATAGAGCGCAACGCATTAAAATCCACCTTCCTATATAAGAAAAGAGCAAACATATGTCTGCTCCTAATTTATTTATAATTAAAATTCAACAATCAATTTTTCTAATTTACCAATGATACGAACATTTTTATCTGTCTTAGGGTTGAATATTCTTGGAGGATAATTCGGATTTTCACTTTGAAGAATAAAGCTTCCATTTGTTCTAAATACTCTTTTTAAAACAATTTCATCATCAACACAAACAGCAGCTATTTCACCATTCTCAACTTCTTCTTGTTTACGCATGAATAAAATATCTCCGTCATAAATCCTTGCGCCTATCATTGAATCACCACTTGCACGAACATAAAAATAATCTCCACTTTTTATCCAATCTTCAGGAGTTGCTCGGTACTCTGTAGGTGTTTCGAAAACCAATAAACCTTCTCCGCATGAAACATTTCCATAGAGTGGGAGCTTCACTTCATATGTATCGTCATATTCATCTACTTCAAAAAAATGTGTAAAAGGTACATTGAAAAGTTCTGCCATTACCATGATTTTATCCATTAAAGGTTTATTAGCATTACGTTCCCAAGCAGAAACGGCAGTAGGTGCTACACCTAATTTCTTTGCCAAATCATCTTGAGTTAATTTTAATTGCTTACGTAATACTTTTATTTTTTCGCCTACAGTCACTTTGTATCTCCTCCTTGACTATATTATATATTTAAACTGTAAAAAAGTACAGCAAAACTGAAACTTTAATATCATTTTATCCAATAAGTACAGAAAATATGCCATTTATAGTTGAAAATACAGAAAGTCTGTAGTATCTTAAATTCAGGAGGTGAGCAGATGTGCAATACACATTAGACCAAGCCCGTATTTTAGCTGGATTAACTCAAAAAGAAATGGCTAAAAAGATGAAGATGTCTGAGAAAACGTATATACAATATGAAAAATACAGACGAATCTTTAGAATGGATCAAGCTTATCTGTTTATGAGACATGTAAATGTTCCATTCGATACGATAATTTTTTTTGCAGGACAACTACAGAATTTCTGTAGTTCAGAATTACAACTTTGTAGCGAGGTGTAAAACTTATAAAAATCAGACAAGCCCATTCGACATATTCTGATAAAAAGGAGTGTGAATATGCAGGGTTTCAAGATGACAGAAGAAAAGGTTCGGAAGTTATTGCCATTGATTGAAAGTATTTTATCTAGAGATTACGGTAGAAAAATTAGATTGAAAGACTTAACAGTTGGTGGCGTTACTGTTTATAGAAAAGATTGCGCAAAATAGCGCAGTCCAAAAAAGAAATGTACAAGCTGTCCTTGAAAGAAGGTGAACAAAATGAAAATCAAAGTAGCCGAGTGGTTGGCATTACCCGTTGAACAACGTTTAGCTTTAATCAGCAATGCAATGAATAAAGCTGTTGCAATTCATAAGAAGTAAATCTATCAAACTATTTGGAGGTTGATTGAATGGGGACAAAAATAATGCCTGCTGAAACAATGCAATGTAAATGCAACGTGTGCAGTAAAGAGTTCCACATACCAGAAGCTAAATACTGCACACTCTGTGGGACAAAACTTGACTTAAAGAATGTGGTAATTAACCTATCAAATTAAAAAAGGAGAGTGAAGACTGTGGAAGGCAAAGACGTGTTTGCAAATTTAAAACAAACATTTGAGCAGGCTGTGGAATATTCAGTCAAAAACGGAATGAACTCATTTGCAACAGAAAACGAGATACGACGTTCGGAACTGTTAACGGCAGTAGCGAATGAAGCATCTCGTAGATTGAAAGAAAGAAATGTTATAGGTCAAGATGGTCTAGCTAATGTAATTACTGGTCGTAGGAAGTACCAGGAATATTAATGTTACTTTTGAGTGCTTTCATAATACATCTTATATGAGTATTCGAAAACTCTCATAAAACTATCTGCTGAACCGGCTGTAGTTAAATATTCCAAAATAATGCCGTAGTCTTTCGTATTTGGGAAATCTTTATCAAAAGCAACATCTTTCGCTATATCACCAATAGGTAAATCAACATCAATGAATTTTAGTAACCAGGCTTTATAAGTTAGCAAATATATCACCTACCTTTCTACCAATAGTTTAACAGAAAGGAAATATAAGGAGGAAAAATTATGAGAACAGTTTTAAATGTAAAAGGCACTAAGCTATCAGTTGTTGGTCTTAATATCCATGAGGATCAAATTACAAGTGTACAAGTTATGGATGGAGAGGGTAAAGTCGCAACACATTACGACAGCAAGCATGCTTCATATGTTCCAGAAGGTGCGAGCGTAGTTGATTTAAAAGAGGCTCTAGAATTTCCTGATGCTAATAAAGAGATTGTGGAAGACCTCAACCAACTGATTGTTGATTCTAGGGACCACTTAAAAGACTTAGGAAATCAAATCATTCAAGAAGTGTTGGTCCATGATGGATTACCTTTCGGTGATAGTGCACTTCCTAATCTAGTGAAAGAATACAAGGAACATAGAGATTACATTGATGGTGTTGCATCAGCCTTGGAGGTTGTGAAACGTGACAATTATGCTTGATGAATTAGTGCTGCTGATAATTGAAGGGAGGTGAAAATTTATGAATCCAGAAATCGGAAGGTTCGTAAAGGACTATCATGCATTGCTTCCTAATTACGATAAGAAGTATCCAACGTGGTATCGCAAAACATTTGAACGTCAAGGTAGAAAAAATAAAAGGAAGAAGGCGAAGAAATGAAATCAACAGGAATGGTTCGCAAGGTGGATGAGTTAGGACGTATCACATTGCCAAAAGAGTTACGCCGCATGTTAGGGATTGAGAATGGAGATCCCGCAGAAATCTTTATCGATGGTGACAAGGTTATTTTAAAGAAGTACAAGCCTAATATGGCATGCGCTGTCACTGGTGAAGTCTCTGACAATAATTATAGTTTACTAGGTGGAAAATTGATATTAAGCCAAGAGGGGTTAGAAAAGCTTCTCGATGAGATTGAGAAGTAGGTGATTCCATGCGTATAGGTTACTCACACGCTGATGTATACGACAGAGAATCAGAATACTGGCAAGACATTGAAGACGCGCAGAAAGCCCAAATTGAGGCACAAAAAAACTCGTCAATGGGTGCAACCAATGGCGAGCGTAAAAAATTATATGACACTGGTAGTGTACCACAGGAGGATGCGAAATGACAAAGACGAAAAATGAGCGTATCACAACTTTAGAAAACGAAGTAGCTGAATTAAAGCTAATCGTCCATGAATTACGTGGCAAGAAATCAATTGAGCCTTCCACAACTAGTACTGTGGAGGACAAACCACTAACACCAAATAAACTACGTGCTGTGATTATTGAAAAGGCGAAGAAGTTTGTAGAGGGAAATCTTAAATTGTTAATCAGTTATGACTTTGTGGTCATTAATAATGGGACGAAATTATATTCTCGTCAACTTTTTCAAGATATTAAACTAACTACTGCAAAATGCTCACCAAATGACGTATTCAACGAACACATTGGAAAAGCTATTGCACTAGGACGGGCGCTTGGTCTTGATGTAAGTGAGTTTGAACAGGCGGTGCAACCGACAAAAGCTGTTTTAGGAACAGTAGTTGGACACCGTAGTAAAGAAGGTATATTTCGAACGGTAGCACCAAATTTTGTATTAGGGAAAACCTGTACATTAGGTTCAGATACAGCTAAGTACGGCAAAATTATCAACGACACTAACGCTAAATACGAGGAGGGTTAATAATGAATCCAATGTTAGCTGAAGAAATTAAAGAAGTTGAAGTAATGACGTATGGTTTATTTGGTGAAAATGATGAGCCACAAAAATTTGAAATCACTGATTTAGATAGCTTAAATTGGGCGCTTCGAAAAGTACATGCGTACGATTCACAACTAAAAGAAATTCAAAAAGTTGCTAACTCAGAGCGTCAACGAATCGATTCATGGGAACAACGTGAAAGCAAAGGAATTAACGAAAGCATTCAGTTCTTCCACAATCTTGTTGCTGAATACCATGCCAAAGTTTTAGAAGAGGATGATAGCAAAAAAACATTATCAACTCCTTATGGTAAATCAAAATCAATAACATCTAAAGCTCAACCAGATAAAGCAAATGAAGAACAGCTTATCAAATTTGCCGAAGAAAACAAGTTGCCGTTTGTTAAAAAGGTTACAACTAAAACTCTTCAATGGGGTGAGTTGAAGAAAACACTCAAAGTCGTTGAAAAAGATGGTGAACAAATTGTTGTAGATGAAAATGGTCAAGCTGTTCCAGGTGCCAAAGTAAAACCACAAAATACTACTTTTAAAATTGAAATATAGGAGGAAACACTTTGAAAAAATTACTTAATCAAAAAGAACAACATATTGCATACAAGCGCGAGGAAGCTGAAGAAATTGTAGAAAAAGCAAAAGAAAATGCTGCTTTAACGATGTTTAAAATCAACGAGAAGTATAACAAACATGGTCAATACTTCTTAGTCGACTTAACGTATACATTCAACTCTCCAAAAGAAGTGATGGAAAGTAATCCACGAGAAAACAATGCTCCAGATGGTCAACTGAACATGGATGAAATGCATGAAGGTGTAACATATCAAGTTGAAACAGATGGCAGTGTAACAATGACAAATGCTGACGATGATTTGCCAGAATTCGAAGATCCATTTGCAGATGTAGAGGCGAAAGAAGAAGTCACTGATGAGAAAGTGCCATTTTAATAGTAAAGGAGTGTGGAAGGCATGCAAGTAGCAAATGCAATACGTGAGAAACAAAAAGCCTTGATTGGCCTAGTTGGTCCATCAGGTAGTGGGAAATCGTTGTCGGCCTTACTTCTAGCCTTTGGGATTGTAAAAGAAGCGTATCCTGATTTACCAGACGAAGAATTGTGGGGGAAAATTGGTGCTGCTGATACGGAGCATAAACGCTTACTCAACTATGTTGGACAAACTCATGGCAATATCACAATTGGTTCTTTCAAATATATCAATTTTGAACCACCTTTTAATACGGATCGATACAACATGGCAATCAAGTTGTTAATGCAGCAGGGTGTAGAGGTCATTATTGTGGACAGCCTTTCGCATCAATGGCAGGGCGAAGGTGGAGTAGTTGAAACCCATGGAGGAATGCAAGGTAACTCGTTTCAGAACTGGGGTAAGCTTGCTCCGGAATCTAGCAAGTTAGTAAAAGGTTTAACAACTTCTGCAGTCCACATGATTACGACACTAAGAGTTAAAAGTGATTATGTAATTGAGTTAGTCGATGGTAAGAACGTACCTAAAAAGGTCGGTATGAAGCCGGTCCAAAAAGATGATATGGAGTATGAGTTTGATACTGTATTTTCAATCGGAATGGACCATATGGCCAGAGTAAGTAAGGACATCACAAATTTGTTTGAAGGTGATGAGTTTACTATCACACCTGACATTGGTTCAAAACTTTATCGCTACCTTGAATTAGGTATTGATGTACAAGCAGAGGAACGTGCTAGACGAGAACAGGAAGAGGCTAATCGTTTGAGCAATATAGCTAAGATTCGCGAGTTGTCTTCCACAGATGAAGAAGCAGCAAAAATTGTTTCCGATGCTGAATTTAAGTCAAATATGCAATTAGAAAAAATGCCAATGCGTTACGTGGAAACATTAATCGTAAAATTAGGAGGAAAATTAAATGTTCAAAATTAATCATGAAGAAGCAAAAGGTGGATTTGAATTAATCGCTAAAGGTGATTACGAAGTTACGGTCCACAATTACGAAATGAAAAAAGCTACCACAGGCAATAACCAAGTTGTTGTGGATTATGAAATTCGTAGTGATGTTAACCAACCACACCAAGGGCAAAAAATCTTATTTGACAATTTCACAGTTACGGACAAAGCCATGTGGCGTTTCCAAGCAATTTCGAAAGCTGCGCAGTTCCCAGACGGTATGGATTTCAACTCATACAAAGAATGGGCAGACACATTAGTCGGTAAGCACTTGGTAGTAACGGTTGGTCACCGTGTAGCCAATAACGGCAAGACATATCCAGAAGTAACTGGATTTAAAGAATCGGCAGCAGGCGCGCCGCAAGGCAGTGGTCCAATTACAGTAAGTGAAGATGACGTGCCATTTTGATTAGTAAATAAAATTTCATAGAGAGGTCTGTTTTTAGCGGACTTCTCTTTTTTATACCCAAAAACAGCGAAAAAGGTGGTTTAAATGGCAAAAAGAGAGAAAAGAAAGGTCACTCAATCAGCTGCTAATGCAATGCAAGAATTAGAAAAATGGATGGGCGTTGATACAGAACGTTCTGAGAAAGTTTTAATAGTAGCAGAATTGTTAGCTAATGGTTATGAGGTCGTACCAACTCCTGAAGAACAATTAAAAGACTATTACAAAGGATTAGATGTGATTGGTACACAAGGTGATCATTTAATTGCAGAAGGTGTTCAAGATACATTACGTATTCTTAGCATCAAAATAAAAGGCATTAACGAATGAAGGTGGCACCATGAAAGTAATCCCATACAACTTTAACGAAATTCCTGCTGAACTTCGCAATATGCCGAACTGGATATTGTGGAAAGCAGAACAAAAGGATAACGGTAAAATCACTAAAATTCCATATCAAATTGATGGTAATGAAGCTCGTTCAAACGATGCACGTACATGGTCAACATTTCCCACTGCAGCAAAATTTTATAAGGATTCTAATGCAGATGGAATTGGCTTTGTATTCAGTCGTCGTGATAATTTTGTCGGTATCGATATAGATAAATGCGTAACCTATGCCAGCGATGATGAAAAGCATGAAAATCCAATCGTTAGTGATTTTGCTAAAGATGTTATTGAAATGCTTGATAGTTACACGGAATTTAGTGTCAGTGGTACAGGCGTTCACATCATCGTGCGTGGCAGCCTACCACAATCAATCTGTGGTACAGGTCGTAAAAATGCCAAATTAGGTTTAGAGATATATCAGCATGGACGTTACTTCACAATGACTGGCAACCGCGAAAATTCGAATGAAATTTTTGATCGCACAGACGAACTTGTCGAATTGCTTGAAAAATATTTTGATGATAGCGATTTGCGAGGGCGTGTTGTAAATATTTCTGAATACGAAAACGATGAAATTAAATTATCAAATGAGCAGCTATGGCAGAAGATGTTCAATAGCCGCAACGGTGATGAAATTCGTGCATTATACAATGGACATTTAATCGATGACGACCATTCATCATCTGATATGGCATTAGCAAACCATTTAGCCTTTTGGACAGGTAAAAGTGCTACGCGTATGGATAGCATGTTCCGTGAGACTTCGCTGATGCGTGATAAATGGGACAGAATCACATACAGCGATACAGGTGAAGCGTACGGAGAGCGAACGATTGCAAAGGCTATCGCTTCTACTACCACAACTATATTGGACCATAAAAATGACAGTGAATTTTCATTTGCCATCCACAGTGATGATGTGGTGGAAGAAGTTGAGCAAAAGCCAGCACGTAAATTCAAATTGACCGATTTAGGAAACGCCGAGCGTATTGCATACGAATATGGTCACATCATTCGTTATATTCCATCGGTCGGTTGGTATGTATGGAACGGCAAGTATTGGGAGTTTGATGATAAAGGTAAGCTACACCGATTAGTCGCAAAGGTTGTTCGCAAGCTAGGCGAATCAGAGGACGAAATCGAAAAAAAATGGGCACGTCATTGCGAAAAGCATAATGTTCGTGAAAGCGCGATTAAGGATTTAAAAATTTTAGTGCCAGGAGATAGGAGCGAATTTGATATGAACAAATTTTTATTTAACGTATCGAACGGTATTGTTGATTTGCAAACAGGTCAGTTACAACCTCACGACCGAGAAAAGCGATTAACGAAAATGGCGAATGTTGAATTTGTGGAAGGCGCAAAATGCCCGACATGGCTTGCGTTCCTTGACCAAATATTTTTAGGCGATAAGGATTTAGCGGAGTATATGCAGCGTTTAATAGGCTACTCATTAACAGGTGATATTTCCGAGCAAATTATGATGTTTTTAGTCGGTGGTGGTAGTAACGGGAAATCAACATTTATCAATACAATAAAAGATTTGGTGGGCGAATATGGCAAACAGGCAAAAGCGGACACGTTCATTAAGAAAAAAGATACAGGAGCTAATAACGACATAGCTCGACTTGTTGGATCACGCTTTGTAAGTGCAATCGAATCAGAAGAAGGCGAAAAGCTTTCGGAATCATTCGTTAAGCAAATCACGGGAGGTGAGCCAGTATTGGCCCGTTTCTTACGACAAGAATATTTCGAGTACATTCCTGAATTTAAAGTTTTCTTTACAACGAATCATAAACCAATCATCGGTGGTCTTGATGAAGGTATTTGGCGCCGAGTTAAATTAATACCATTTGATTTGAACCTACCAGCTCATCAACGTGATAAAAAGTTACCTGAGAAGTTATCGCTCGAAATGCCAGGTATTTTAAATTGGGCTATTGAGGGTTGCTTAAAGTGGCAGAAGGATGGATTAAAAGAGCCTGCCATTGTTACGAAAGCAACAGGGTTATACAAAGCGGATATGGATATTTTAGACCCATTCTTAATTGAGTGCTGCTACCAAGATAAAGACAATGATCAAATTAAAATCGAAGCAAAAGAGCTTTATAACGTATATGACAGCTTTTGCTACAAATCGGGCGAGCGTACTTTAGGTAATCGTAGTTTTTACCGAATGTTGGAAACTAAAGGTTACAAAAAGGAACGTGGCGCTGGAAATAAATTGTATGTTTATGGAATTACATTGCTTGAGAGAGCGCCGAAAGGGGTTACTCAACAGCACGAAAACGTTACTGAGGAAGCCGAAAAAGTCGGTTTTAAGCTCGTTTAGTACCTTCTGATTGCTTTAGTAACTTTTTTCGATAACTTCAAAAATCCAGTAATATCAACGGTTTGTATTACTTATTAGTTATTTTAGTTATTTTGGTTACTCATATTTTAAATAAATAAAAAAAATAAATATATATAAATAGTTATATATAAGAGCCTAATGGTGGTTTGCGAGTAATCAAAATAACATTTGCGTCTTAAACCGTTGATATATAAGGGTTTGTAGGGTTATTTATTCAGTAACTAGAGTTATTTTTACGGGTATTTTAGGCATTTTTTGCTCTTTTAAGTAACTATGAAAATGCGAGGTGGTTAAAGTGGACTTTATAGGACCATTTATTTCGAATTTTTTGGAATTCAAAAGAGGTACAAAAAAATTACAGAGAACAACTACTTACGGTAGGTATTTGTATTACTGTAATTTGATTGGTCAAAAGCCCGTTAGTAATTATAAATTTTACAAAGAATTAGAAAAACGAGGGATCAAGAAAACAGCAGACGGAAAATATTTTTTGAACGTGGAGTTAAAACGATGACTGTGATTTTTATTCTTTCTCAAATTTGGAAATTCGGCGGTGTCATTGAACGGTTGCCAGATGGACAACTGGAATTGAAGAATCACGAAAAGATACCCGGTGAAGTTTTAAAGGCTGCCGAACCAATTTTCAATGAAATCGACACATACCTAAAATCTGTGGAAGGCATGAAAGGTGCAGATATGACTTTGTGGAAAATGATCGTTGCATTATGTGGTTGGCAGAAAAATGAATCGATTAGCAATTTCTTAAACAATGATGAAGTTGCATTAAATCTGTTTTGTGATTACCAAGCAAAGTTGGCGGTCAATGGTTGGAAGGAAATCTATGTTGATTGGCGCCAGTATGAAAATGATGAATCAAATGAGTTGAAACAAAAAATATATGAACGAGCTATTTTATACGCTAATCAAAATAAGTGATTTACAGCCGTTTTAAGAAGTTTTAGAAGACGGATGATAAATATATCCAACTTTAAAATAGAACGTGTGTACGGTTCTTTAAATAAGCAAAAACGAGGAGGTTAAGAGAATGAGAGAGATTAAGTTTCGGGCTTGGGATAAAGATTTTAAACGGTTCAGTGAAAATGCTCTAAATCATACGATTGCTGATATAAATTTCCACACTGATTATGAGTGGATGCAATACACAGGCTTAAAAGACAAGAACGGCAAGGAGATTTATGAAGGCGATATTGTTTTACTCAAAAATGAATTCGCTACTTGGAAAGGTACTGTAATTTTCGATGAAGGTGCATTTAAACTTTCAATAAATCATTCATATGGTAATTCAAAAAATCACTTCAGTAAAACAGATGAATTTAATGACATGGGTGCGAAAATCCAACTAAATAATATTTATGTAGTTGTTGGCAACATCTACGAAAATCCTGAATTGCTAGGTGATTCACAATGATTCACTACAAATACACAGATGCAGAAATTACAGCAATTCTAAAAACATTAACGATCGTTATTGATACGCGAGAACAGGTGAATGATCATATTTTGCATTATTTAAGAAAACATGAAATCCCATTTATTAACCGCGCAATTAAAACAGGTGATTATGCTGCTATGATTCCTGCTAATGAAGAACTTGGTATCAAGCGTGATATTTGGCTATCTAGTCGAATTGAACGAAAAGCACATATGGATGAGATCACTGGCAACTTGCAAAAAGATACGAAAACGGCTTTTGAAAATGAATTGATACGCGCGAAGGATATTCCTTTCACTCTTTTATGTGAAGATCCTGATGGTTACGGAAAAATGATTCGTGGTGAATATCGAAGTCAGTACAAGCCATTATCTTTGCTGGGAATGCTTAATAGTTTCAAATATCGTTACAACTTTGAAATTGTATATTTGGATAAAAAATATAGTGGCAATTTTATTTATTACCACTTTTATTATCAAGCAAAGGACTTATTGAAAAATGGGGTGTTCTAATAATCATGAACATGCGCAATGGGATTCCTATTGTTCAGTCGGTGAAGAAGTCAAAACAGCCACAGGGTAGATTGTGGAAGGCCATACCTAATCCATTTACAAAGTATATCGAGTTATTCATGACAGTGGATGGATGTGAAGTCAGTATTATCATGCCTTACGATTTCGAATGGATTCAACAGTATTTAAACGAGGGTTGGATCGAGAGAGGAGTGTGGGATATAGATGAACGCAGACTTGCTTGATAAACGTGTAGCGATATTAAAGAAGGTCGATGCACTTATGAACAAATGTAATTGTGAGACAGCAAAGGAAATGGAAAAGTGTCCTAATTGCAAACAATTAACAAAGTATGGCAAAGAGTTGCTTGCATTAGTAAACAGTCGAATTAGACTTAACGCATCAATTGATCGAGCACCTATAAGTAGTTCTAAACTTCCTTTAACCAAATCCAAATATCTCAAGTTAAAACAAGCAGGAAAAACAGATAGATATATAGCTGATATGTTAGGTGCTTCATGCGGGGCACTACAGAATTGGAAAAAGCTAAATAATGTTGAAGTTCGAATAAGAGGAAAGAGGTTAAAAGCAAAATGACAATTGAAGATCAAATACTGGCCAATCCAGTATTACGAGAGGTAAATGAACTGTTACAAAATCAAACAGCTAAAGGTCTAGCTAAGTATGGAACAACGGTCAATCCAATGGATTATACGACTATTGAATGGCTTAAGCATTACCGAGAAGAAATGATTGATGGTGCTGTATATGCGACAGTAGTAATTCAAAAATTGGAGGAACTACAAAATGAACATCCATAAATTGAAGAAATGTTATCCTGAATCATTCAATGTTGAGGATAGTAAAAAACGAATAGATGTAGAGATAACATCATGAAAATTCCATGGCACAAACGTATATATGCTTTATACAAAGGTGAACAGTTTATTACAGAAGGAACAATACGAGAGATTAGCAGAGAAACAGGTAAAACGATTGATTTCCTTAGATATATGACTTATCCCATTTACCAAAAGCGAAGTGAGAACAGTAAAAATCGATTAAAAATGATTTTGTTAGATGATTGAAAGATTATGTATGGAGAGGAGGGTAATAATTGGAGCCAGCAGAAGTTATAGAATTTATGGAACACGCTGCACCAAATGTAGGGGATAGGCTTAGTCCTAATATGATTCAGAGAAAGTTTAGAACTAGCTACGCAAATGCTCAAATAGCGATTAATCAATTGGTTAAAGTAGGTTACTTGCAAGTGAATGTAATGGGGAGCGTTTCCTTCTATATAAGAAAATAGCTATGAACAATGAGTAAATAAACAAACAAGGTAGGTGCTGCACATGCCTACGTTATCGCGTAGTGATATACAGACAATCGAAAGATATTGGATTGAGCTGGAGCAAAATAGGAAGAAACTAAAATATCGTGAATGGGAACTGTTGCATCCACATAATGAAGGTGGCGAAATGGTTGGGGGTCGTAGTAATACGATTTCTGATACGACAGCCAAGAAAGCAATGCTTCTAACCAATGACGACTATTATCAAAACTTAAAGCGCATTATAAAAACTGTGGAAGACCTATACAACGAGTTAGACGAGGATATGCGTACCATTGTAGATATGCGTTATTGGGATACAGATGGCTGTTATGAATGGGAGGATATAGCCGATAAGTTGTATATCTCACGTCACAAAGTATTGCGTAAACGTAACATCTTAATAGATAAAACAGCGGAAAGAATTGGATGGGTATAAAAGTGAACTTCTTAACACTAGGGAAGTTCGCAAAAAAACAGTGTAAATTGATATTATCAAGTTTTATCAAAAGCGTACGGAAATGCGCTAACAAAAATATGCATTACAAAATAAACACGTTCGCTTGTACGTGTATGTCGGAAACAAGCAATTGAGACTACTAAATTGGTAGTCTTTTTTTATAATGACAATCCATTCCATTTATCCTATGATATAGGTAGATGGGAGGTGTTGAATTTGACTGAAAAGAAAATGGATCATCAAACCGCTTTAGGATTAAGGGAATTATTTTGTTTACAATCGATTGAAGATGTATTGTATGAAAACGGATTAACTAAGTCCCCAAAAGAAATAGAAGAAAGAGCTAAAAAGAAATTAGCTGAATCCAAATTAACAGAAGAACAAAAGCAATACTTCAAAGATAAACATATTCTGTAATACATAAAGTCGTACCTAGCGGTGCGGCTTTTTATTATGCATCATATTTCTATTGGTGACATATGATTCCGTTCCCACTATGATTAGTGTGGAAGGGGGTGCATTATGTTAGTTGAATACTATACTTTTAAAAATGGAGAAGAAAGACATACCGTTGAAATTGATATTGAAGAAGGTATCTATGGAGATAATTTAGAGGAAATTCAAATCATTAACAAGAAGATTTCAGAAGCTGTCAATTTACCAATAGGAACTTTTAAATTCCGTAGAGTACTTTAATAATACTTTAAGCAAGCATCTCGTATGAGGTGCTTTTTATTATGCAATTAATTATGAATTGTGGAGGGCGAATGAATGACAATGTTTGTATCGTTATTATCTGGTTCGTTAGGGTTATGTATTGGGATAATCGGCACCAATATATTTTACACAATAGGGTTACGTAAGGTTAGAAATGAATACAACTTTGTTAAGAAAGAGGGATGAACAATGGCTAAAACAAAAGGAATCACAATTGAATTAGGATTCGATGACAAATCTAAAATGAAGTTACGAGCAATCGCCAAGCATGTTGGTGCATTGGCTGATGATTTGGATGCGATTGATAATGCAGATATTGAAAAGCAAAAGGAATTTACAGTATCGATTGGTACTTCAAATAATAAAAACGCTGAGGATATTGCAAATGCGTTAAAGAATTTACCAACACGAGTAGAAGGTATTGAATAACATGGAACCAATCTACACTAAATGCAACAAGTCATGCGGTCACAGGTTCTATGTCCAACACTTCAAGCTAGCCAAACTAAATAACAAAGTCCAAAAGACATACTTCAACTGTCCTAACTGTGGACGTGAGTATGTCTGTTTTTATGCAGATGAATCAACACGTAAGCTACAGGCAAAGATGCGTGAGTTACACCGCAAGATGAAGTGGGCTGATGGCCATAAGCTAGACCAGCTAAAGCAGGACGAGGCACAGCTGAAGGACAACATAGCACATGCCATGGCGAGGGTGAAGCAAGAGGTAGAGCAGCATGAATAGCAAACCTTTACGACCATGCAACAAACCAGGCTGTCCAAACCTAACGCGTAATGGATATTGCGAACAACATAAAACATCCAAGGCAGACAATAACCGGTACTATGACAAATACAATCGTAACAAGAAGCATGATCAGTTTTACCATTCGTCATCATGGATTAAATGCCGTGACTACATCAAGATTCGAGATAACGGTTTGTGCCAGCATTGCCTAAATGAAAAGCGAATCACAGTCGGAGTTCTTGTGGACCACATCGTGCCACTAACTGCTGACTGGACCAAGCGATTAGATGAAACCAATTTACAATTGCTTTGTCAATCTTGTCACAACAAGAAGACGACCGAGGATGTACAGAAGTACGGTAAGAAATAGGGTATCCCCCCTCCATTCGTTACTCATAGGGCAGGGGGCCCTACACCGGCTGACCGTTTTCTGCGTACAAAATTCCCTAAATGAAATATTTTTCAGAAAGCGAGGTGATAGAAATGGCTAGACCGCGACAACCAATAGATTTGCTGGTTTTAAAAGGTAAAAAAAACCTTACTAAAACTGAAATAAAAGAGCGCCAAATGCAAGAAAATGCTTTAAAAGGGCCTACAGAAAACATAAAACCGCCATCTTATTTAACAGCTTCTCAAAAGAAGGAGTTTACGGAGATCGCAGAAAAATTAGTAGCAATCGATATTTTTAGTGAACTTGATGTTGACTCATTAGCGAGGTATCTAGATTCAAAATATCAGTACTTGCAGTTGGTAAAGGATATGAGGAAGATTAAATCCACCGATGTAGTAGAACAGGAGAATGGCAGGAAAATCACTGTTGCAAATGAGGATTACCCGAAGTTGGCTCGTGTGAAAAATACATTATTCAATGAATGTCGTGCTGCAGCAACTGATTTAGGTCTAACTATCACTTCGCGTCTGAAACTTGTTATTCCTGATCCAACACCAGCTGTACACACACCTTCTGAGTTTGAGCAAAAGTTTGGTGATATTTAATGAATTTAAAGAAAAAACTAATTGAATATAGTAAACAAATTATAAACGGTGACATTCCAGCTTGTTTTGAACACAAGTGGGCGTGTCAGCGTTTTTTAAATGACCTAAAACAAGAAAATACAGAAGCCTTCCCATATGTTTTCGATGAAGAAAGAGCAAATAAATTCCTTGATTGGATGCGGTTATTTAAACATCGTAAGGGTGTGTTAGCCGGTACTTTTATTGAACCACATATTATCCAAGAATTTATCTTTGGCAATATTTATGGCTGGATTCATCGTGAAACGGAATATAGACGGTTCAAAAAGATGTACTGGCAAGTAGGACGTAAAAATGCTAAGTCCCAATCATTAGGGGCCGTAGGTAGTTACGAATCATCTGCTTTAGGTGAAGCATCAGCTGAAGTGTACTGTGCAGCTACAAAGAAAGATCAAGCAAAAATCGTTTGGGAAGAGATACGCGACATGATAAAGGGTTCCAAGGATTTAAGAAGTCGATTCAAAGAAGCCTATGGCACCATTACACATTTGAAAAGTGGCTCTATTATAAAGCCGTTATCAAAAGAGGACCGGAAAAGCGGTGATGGTACTTCGCCTTCTTGTTTCATCATTGATGAATACCATGCTCATGAAACTGATGAAATGTATGACATTGGGGATTCTGGCCAAGGAGCTCGACCACAACCTTTACTAGCTATCATAACAACAGCGGGATTCGAATTAGATTACCCTTGTTATCGGGTTGAATATCGTTATGTACGACAAATATTAGATCCTGATAACCCAATTGAAAATGAAGAATACTTCGTGATGATTAATACACTTGATCCAGATGATGACATTTCAGATGAACGTAATTGGATTAAATCTAATCCTATTCTAGCATCCTATCCTGAAGGGTTATCGTATATACGAAGACAAATGAAGGTAGCACTTGATGTACCTGAAAAAATGCGTAATTTCCTCACGAAAAATATGAATATATGGATTGACCAAAAGCAAGGTGGCTATATGCCATTATCAAAATGGAATGCATGTGCTCGTGAAAATGTTGATGTCACTGGCTATGACGTATTCATAGGAGTGGATTTATCAAAGAAGATCGATTTGTCGTCCACAGGATTGATATTCCCAACTGATTATGGATTCCATGTCAAACAACATTCTTTCATGCCTGAAGACGCTCTGAGAGAAAGACAAGCAAAGGATAAAGTACCTTATCAACTCTGGATAGATAAAGGGTGGTTGTCTACAACACCTGGTGCAGTGGTTGATTACAGTTTTATTGAAAACTGGATTACAAAGACTGTGGAGGACAACGGTTGGAATCCTATTGTCTTCTGTTACGATCCTTACGGCGCCACACAATTTGCACAGAATATGGCTGCAAGTGGTTTTGTAGTTGTGGAAGTCCGACAAGGTTATCCAACACTTAGTGAACCTACAAAAGATTTCCGAGAGCAAGTTTATCAGCAAAACATTACACATGATGGTGATGAGCTTTTAACATGGGCTATCGGGAACGCAGTCACAGAAGTTGATGTAAATGAAAATATTCGTCTATCAAAAAGAAAGTCGAGGGAGCGGATTGATCCAATTGCAGCTGTAATTACTGGGTATGTACAAGCAATGTACAACAAAGTAGAAAGCGGAGATGGCAATATAAGTTTTATTTCAATTCACGATTTATAAGAGGGTGGTGAAAACAAATGGAAAGGTATTAATCAGAGAAACACGGAAGTCATATAAATTTATTGGTAAAAAAGGAATAATATTAGCGATTATACCAAGAGAGAAGCAACCACTAATCTATTTAGAGAAGGAGCATTAAATGAATTGTACAATCGAAAGGCGGTGAAGAATTGAAACTATGGCAACGTATCAAAACAACAGCATACATGGCATATGCAGGGGCTACTACAGGTTGGAAGGGTTCAACATGGGATTTTAGCAATTGGTTTGGACGAACCTTTTGGGGCATTGATAACAGTCAATTAGCAACTAATGAAACGATTTTCAGTGTTATTAGTCGACTGGCTAACACTATGTCTGCATTACCTATAAAGCTGCATCAACATTACAATGTGATTCAAAATGATGTTTCAGATGTGCTTATAAATGAGCCAAATCAAAATATGAGTAGCTTTGATTTTATTAACGCTTTAGAAGTTAGTAGGAACGAAACAGGAAATGGATATGCAGTCATATTACGTGATATTAGGATGCGGCCAGTGGAGTTATTACCACTTGATCCGAATTGCGTGACTGAGTTTATTAATCGTGATGATAGTTCGTTGTGGTATGAAATTCGCGGTGATAATAAAAATATGTATGTCCACAACAGCGACATGATTCATGTTAAGCATATCCGAGGGCCAGCACGTTTGCGTGGCCTTAACCCTTTAAAGGTTTTGGCCAATACAATTAAATACGATAAGGCTGTTCAAGAGTTCTCTCTTTCTGAAATGGAGAAAAAAGAATCTTTCACATTGAGCTATGCATCAAATGTTGATGAAGAAAAAAGGAATCGAATTATTGGTGACTTTAGAAGGTTTTACTCTGAAAATGGGGGTATTCTATTTAAAGAACCAGGTGTTGAAATTGATCCAATCAAAAAACAATACTTTGCATCCGATACGTTGGCATCAGAGCGAATTACACGCTCAAGGGTAGCCAACGTTTTTAATGTACCGGTTTCATTTTTAAATGATTCCGAGGGTGGCACTCTAGGGTCGAACGAGCAACAAATGATTCAATTTACAAATATGAATCTATTGCCAACTGTTCGCCAGTATGAACATGAGTTTAACCGAAAATTGTTAACCAAAGCAGATAGACAAGCAGGCATGTATTTTAAATTTAATTTAGGTGGACTTCTTAGAGGTGATACTGCTACTCGCGCATCGTTTTATCAAATGGGCATTCGAAATGGGTGGTTTAAACAAAATGAAGTAAGAGGTTTTGAAGATTTGCCACCAGATGATTCAGAATACGCAAACAAGCTATGGATTTCTGGTGATCTTTATCCTATCGATATGGATCCGACATTGAGGAAGTCCACTGCTGCTGCATCAACTGTGGAAGGAGGTGGGAAAGGTGAATAAAAAACAGAAGGAAAAGTTCTTTAACATGAAGTTATCTGCAGATGGTAACTCCGCGGATATTTTTATTTATGGTGAAATTACTAAATGGGCTTGGGAAGAACTAAGCGAGGTTTCATCAATCACTTTCAAAAATGAACTAGATGCATTGGGGGATGATGTACAAACAATTAACTTATACATTAATAGCCCAGGCGGAAGTGTCTTTGAAGGATTAGCGATTGGTACCATGTTAAAACGTCATAAAGCAAAAGTAATTGCTCACGTTGATGCTTTAGCAGCTTCTATTGCATCTGTAATTGCTATGTTTGCTGATGAAATAAGAATGGCATCAAATAGTCTATTGATGATTCATAATGCTTGGACTTGGGCGAGTGGTAATGCAGAGCAACTTCGTAAAGCAGCCGATGACATCGAACGTATTAATGAGTCAGTTATCCAATCTTATTTAGATAAAGCAGGAGATAAACTAAATACAGAAACTTTAAAGTCTCTTTTAGATGCTGAAACATGGTTATCTGCTGAAGAGGCTTTTAATTATGGGCTTTGTGATGCAATCGATAATTTCAACGAGGCAGCCGCATGTATTGAAGAAAAGTTAATTAAACAATACAAAAATGTCCCTCAACAGCTTCTACAACCGCAACAAAAAGTACAATTAGAACCAAAACAAATGAGTGATGATGAAAAGGAAAAACGACAAAAAATCATTGCTAATTCACAAAGAAATATCGAATATATCAATACACTTATTGGAGGAATGTTAAAATGACAAAAAATAAATTCGCTGCGTTAAATGCACAATTGTTAAATTTAAATCTTCAAGAATTCGGAAATAAAACACTGGAAGAACTTCGTATGTCAAAGGTTAGTTTAGGACAATACTACGCGAAGTTAGAAGCTGAAATGGTTGCTTTGGCTTCGAATGGGGCAACGAATGAAGAATTAGAAGCTAAAGAAAAAGAAGTTCAAAATGCTCAAAAACGTTTTGAAGTCGTTGCAGCTCAATACGATAAAGTTGAAGCTGAAACGAAAGCTAAGTTTGCTCAACAACGTGCAGGATTGGCTGGTATTGAAGACCCAAAACAGAAAGTAGTTTCTGCAAAAGCTTCTTTAATTCGTTCTACAATGCGTGGTAAGCCAATTGATACAGACATTCGCGCAGCACTTGGTGATGATTCGTCTACAGGTGGTGGCAAATTCTTACCTAAAACTGTTTCCAATGATATTATCATGGAGCCATTAGCGAAAAATCCATTACGTGGACATTCGGCAGTAACAAATATTCCAAACTTAGAACTACCTAAATTAAGCTATACGCTTGATGATGACGACTTTATTGCAGATAAAGAAACTGCTAAAGAACTTGAATTAACAGGTGATACAGTATCATTTGGTCGTAACAAGTTCAAAGTATTTGCTGGAGTATCTGAAACTGTTTTAAATGGTACTGATACTAACCTAGTGCAACATGTAGAGAATGCACTTAAATCTGGGGTTGCTGCAAAAGAGAAGAAGGTTGCATTTGCAACTACTCCAAAAGCTGGAGAAGAACACATGAGTTTCTATTCAACTCAAAATGGAATCAAGGTAGTGACTGGCGCTGATAAATATAAAGCAATTAAAGCAGCAATTGCAGATTTACATGAAGATTACCGTGAGAATGCAAAAATCTTTATGACATTTGCGGATTACTCTGACATTATCGAGACTCTTGCGAATGGTAATGCAACTTTATACACTGCTCAACCAGAACAAGTATTAGGAAAGCCAGTAGTATTCGCAGATGGTGCGACAAAACCGATTGTTGGTGATTTCTCTTATTCTCACTTCAACTATGATATTGGTGAATTATTCGAGCGAGATAAAGATATTAAAACAGGTATTGAACAGTTTGTAGTAACAGCGTGGTTCGATCACAAAATTAAATTGAAATCTGCATTCCGTATTGCTGATGTAGTCGCTACTCCTTAATTGGATAGCGACTTTTTAGTTAAAGAAAGAAGGTGAATTAAGTGTATAAAGTAATTAATCGCTTCAAAGAAAAAAATCACGACGGCCATATTTATGAGGTAGGGGACAACTATCCTGCCAATGGTAAAAAGCTTGTTAAGAGCCGTGCGGAGGCTTTGACGGAAGTCCATGAAGTATATGGGGTAGCATTCCTAAAAGCCGTAGAAGAGCCTAAGAAAGCTACTACAAAGCAAGCTCCTAAACAGCCTTCCACAGATGAAAAGAGTGATGCTTAGTGCCATTACTGGATGAGCTTAAAGAATATTTACGTATTGATGGGAATGACGAGGATCGTTCCCTTTCTACTATTCTGCAATCATCCATTTTTTATTTGGAGAATGCAGGGGTTAAACAGCCAGACGATTATTATTTGATTGTGGAGGGCAAAGACGTATTTTCCTTACATCGTTTAGCTATTATGACTCTCGCTACACATTTTTATGAGAATCGTATTGCTATTACGCCTTCCACAATTAAAACAGCTCAACAACCTATCCCATACGGCTTACAGTCGATAATTTTACAGATAAAGTGGGTGGATCCTGATGAACTATCGCAACAACAATAACGCAGGTCGTATGAACAAGCGCGCTACTTTCTTAAATCAACCAGGTACGATAACTAATGGATGGCCAAGTGAAGAATGGACTAAACATGTAACGGTATGGGCGGAATTGAAGACTGCAAAAGGTTACAGATTATTTAGTTCTGATGCTACACAATGGCAGGGGAAATGCGTTATTGGTATACGGTACCGGCAGGATATTACAGAACATATGCGGGTTGAAGTAGCTGGCAAAACATACGAAATGGATTCGCCACCAGTTAATGATAATGGAGATAACCAGTGGCTCACAATCTTTTTAAAAGAGGTGGTTTAGATGAATTTTGAAATACAAGGTATGGACGCTTTGATGCAAAATCTAATGAATTTGCCATTAGAAGAAGATGAAGAAAATAAAGCACTTAATGCAGGAGCAAAAGTAGTCAAAGAAGCTGTTGAAAAAGAAGTTCCAGTTGGAAAATCCAAAAATAAGAAAAATAAATTGAAAAATAACATTAAAATAAAACGTGCAAAAGACGGGGAAGCAAAAGTACACACCGGTAAAGCTTACCACGGCCATATCTTAGAAGGCGGACGAAGTGCTGGAAGTAAATATGTTACGAAAAAGGGTAAACGCCAGAAAGTAACATGGGGACCAATTGCACCAAATCCATTCTTTACACGAGGATTTGAATTTAGTAAACCAGGTGCATTAAATGCTATTGCGGATGAAATAAAGAAGGCGAAAAATCTATGATTGATATTGCTGCACATGTTACAAGTGTTTTGGGGCCACTTAAATTAGATGTATTTTTCAACAGTGTTCCAACTGGGGCAACTATACCAAATCAATACATTACATTCTTAGAAATCAATGCAAAGCCAGCTTTAGAGGCGTCTGATCAAGAATATGAGACTGAAAGACTTATCCAAGTCAACGTTTGGTCGAAACCCAATTACTATCAACTTGTGGAGGACATCAAGCGATTGATGGAATCTGCTGGCTATGAACGCACATTTGAATATGATGCACCAAAACAAGAAGGCGATTCCCACTTTAACAAAGTATTGAGATTCGCCTTTTATGATGAATATTAAACATTAGGAGGTCATGTAAATGGCAATTAAAAATGTAAATGAAAAACCATCGAAAATCAGTCTTAAAAAGCTCTATTATGCGTTAATGACTGACGAACAAAACGAAACTTACAGCGAAGATATTAAAGTTCTAGAAATGCCTATTTCTTTAACACAAACGCCCAACTTTTCAGAGGCATCACTTGATGCAGGAGATCGAGTAGTAGATCAAGAAGCACAACTTGATTCAGTGACTATTGCTGGTGAAACTGCTGATTTACCTATTGAAGTTCAGGCGGATTGGTTTGGGCATAAATTATCTTCGGCGGGTGGTTTGATTGTGAATTCAAATGATACACCACGTTTTTTAGCAATTGGATATGAGTCTGGTTCAAAACTGGTATGGTTCTTTAAAGCAAAATTTAAACCTGGAGAAGAAGCTGCAAATACTCGTAAAAAAGGCGAAACAACATATAAGACGTACCCATTCAGTGGCGAGGCATTACCATTATCAACAGGTAATATTAAACATGTTGTTGATACGCGAAATAAAGGTGTTACAGAAACACCAGAAACATTCTTTGCTTCTGTTCAAATGCCTGAAGAAAAAACTACAGTACCAACGCCTTAAACAGAAGTCCTTTTATAGGGCTTCTTTTCTTTTAATTAAAACTAAAAATAAGTGAATAACGAAAAGGATGGATGAAAAATGCAAATTACATTACGAATTGATAAAAAAGAAAAGACTTTTACAAACGACTTTGTAAAGGCACGTGTTTTCCGTAACGCATTGAAAATGAATGAAAAAATGCGAAAAGAAGGCAATGAAATTACAGTAGAAACTTTTGATGAAATGATCAATTTCGTAGTAAATGTTTTTGACAATCAATTCACTGTGGATGACGTATGGGACGGTTTAGAAGCAGGGCTATTACAAAGTGAAATCATGCGAGTATTCAACAGTGTACTTAATATTGGTGGTCTTGAAGCAACAACGACACCTGATGAGGGAAAGTAAGTGGCCCAACTGCCTATCAAAATATCAAAAAGTTTTACCGTGATTTATTAAAAGCTGGTTACAAGCTTCATGAAATAGATGAAATGGATATTCATTTTTGGTTTGAACTATCAAATGAAGATGATGAAGAAATAGAAGAGGTCACAGCCGACGACATTGATTGGCTGTGATTTTTATTTTTGCCAAGAAGGCGGTGATAAAATATGGCAAACATAGGGAGTTTAGAAGTCAGTCTTAGTTTAAATGCCTCGAATTTTAACGGTACAGTAGCTCAGGTGAACCGAAACATGAAGGCAATGGGTAGTGAATTACAAGCAATCCGAGCCCGAGGGTCAGAGTATGAAAATTCACTAACTGGTATCTCTCAAAAACAAAATGTATTATCACGTTCGTTCGATGCAGCTTCAATCAAGTTGCAAGAACAGCGACGTAGATATGATGAGTTGGTAGCTAGCGGTACCGCATCGTCAGCTCAAATTGAACGACAGGCCAATGCAGTTAACCAAGCGCAGGCGCAGTACAATCGCCTTGAACGAGAATTAGCAGAGGTTACAGAGCAGTTAAGGATTCAATCATCACAATGGACGCAAACTGGCCAACGCATGCAAGAAGTAGGTAATAAAACATCTGCAGTAGGCGATGGGATGATGAATGTTGGTAAGAAACTATCCATGTATGTCACAGCACCTATTGCAGCTATGGGTGTTGGTGCCTTCAAAGCTGCTTCAGACTTCGAATCAGCATTCGCAGGTGTCCGTAAAACAGTTGATGCAACCGAATCAGAATTTCAATTCTTCTCAGATGAGATCCGAAACATGTCTAAAGAGATTCCTGCTGCTGCTACAGAGATTGCTAAAGTAGCTGAGGCTGCTGGGCAGTTAGGTATTAAAAACGATGCAATTATAGGCTTTACAAGAACCATGACAGACATGGGTGTTGCGACAAATATGTCTGCTGATGAAGCAGCGACTGCGCTTGCGCGGTTTGCAAACATCACGAAGATGTCTCAACAAGACTTTGACAAATTAGGTTCTACAGTTGTAGGACTTGGGAACAATTTTGCGACAACTGAATCTGAGATCATAGAAATGTCTTTACGTCTAGCGGGGGCCGGTGCACAAATTGGTATGTCCGAAGCTGACATTCTAGGTCTTGCTACGGCATTATCTTCAGTTGGTATTCAAGCTGAGATGGGTGGTTCAGCTTTATCTCGTGTAATGGTACGTATGCAGGTAGCAGCAACAACCGGGCTAGGCAAAACGGAAGAACTATCTAAAAAAACAGGTATGTCTTTACGAGAGCTACAAATGCTCGCAGCTAATAATAGCATGGACTTTACAGATTTAGCAGATTCATTAGGTATGACCAACAAGGAAATGAAAAACATCGTAAACGCAGGTCTCGATCTAGAAAACTTCGCTAAGATTGCTGGCATGACTAGTAAGCAATTTAAAGAGATGTTTGAAAAGGATGCAGTTGGAGCCATCGGGTCATTTGTAAATGGTCTTGGTAATGCAGAACAAGCAGGAGAATCAGCCATCAATATGTTACAAGAGATGGGTATTACAGAGATTCTTCTACGTGACTCATTATTACGTGCTGGGAATGCAAATGAACTTTTTGCTGAATCAATTGACGTTGCAAACCAAGCTTGGGAAGAAAATGTTGCGTTAACCAATGAAGCTGAACAACGCTATAAAACCACCGAATCACAACTTATCATTTTGAAAAATAAGATTACGGATATTGGTATTACACTCGGAAGCATTTTAATTCCAATGGTTTTAAAGGTTGTTGAAATGATTGAACCATGGATTGAAAAATTCGCAAATCTTAGCGAAGGCACTCAAAAAGTGATCTTGGTTTTAGGTGGAATTGCCGCAGCTATTGGTCCAGTAATTCTTGTTATTGGTGCATTAGTTTCTAGTATAGGTTCTATTGTTTCAGCTTTCGGAGCAGTAGCTTTAGTTATCGGAGAAGCTGGTGGTTTAGCTGCATTTTTAGCCACGAAATTTGCTTTTTTAGGCACCATCTTTAGTGCACTTACTGGTCCAATCGGTCTCACAGTAATGGCATTAGTAACAGGTGCCATTTTGATTTATAAAAACTGGGAACCTATTAGTGAGTTTTTCGGTGTTTTATCAGAAAAAATGGTATCTGGATTTAATAATGTTTTATCAACTGTAACAGCATTTGGTTCAAAAATGAGTGAAGTACCAAGTATGATGATGTCTGTTTGGTCCGGGGCTTTAAGCAAAGTAACTGGATTGCTAGATAACTTGAAAGAAAAGTTGTCAATTGTTACTGATGTATTAAATGTAAGTAATGCGATGGATGGACTAAAAATAGCACTAGAGGCAATTGTATCAACGGTGTTGATGTTATTAGGACCATGGGGTATGTTAGCAAATATTATTTTAAAGCTATTTAATCATACGACATTGCTACAAGATGTGTTTTCGATGCTTAAAGGTGAGATGTCTCTTGATGAGGTGGCCAATAATTTTTCTAAATCTATAACTGGCATCGTAGAGAATATTTCAAACCTAATTTCTCGTTTTGTAGATATGCTACCTAGCATTATTGATGCAGTTGTAATGATAGTTCCTCGGATAATACTGTTAGCAGCTGATATTGTCACTAAATTAGCTAACAGCATAACGAAAAATCTACCATTGGTGGTAAAAGCAATTACTGGATTGATTGAAACCCTCACAACAACGATTGCCACTTTAATACCTCAACTTGTGGAGGTTGGAGTCTCGATATTAACAAACCTTATTAACGGCATTGTTACAGCATTGCCAATGATAATAAAAGTAGTGACTCAATTAATAGAGACAGTAGTGAGTACATTGACAAAAGTGTTGCCTTTACTGTTAAAAACCGGATTAACAATTGTAGAAACTTTGTTAAATGGTATTGTAACGGCATTGCCCTTAATCATTGAAAGTGCACTAAATATCATCTTGTCTCTTGTGGAGGGCATAACAACAGCATTGCCTCAAATTATCACTATAGGTTTAACGGTCATTACCACACTGCTTGAAAGTATTATTTCGGCTTTACCAACAATAATAGATGCCGCAATAACAATCCTCATTACTCTTGTTGGGGCTTTGATTCTACTTCTGCCTAAAATAATAGAAGCTGGGATACAAATCATTGTTGCATTAGTTGATGGTTTGATAAAAGCCATTCCAGCCATCATTGAAGCCGCATTAACTTTAATTGTGTCTTTAGTTGAAGCATTAATTTTATTACTACCTCAACTAATTGATGCTGGTATAAAAATAGTGGAGGCACTTGTAGAAGGATTAATACAAGTTATACCACAACTGATCGAGGCTGCTATTACATTGGTTGCTGCTTTAGTAAAAGCAATTATTGATTTACTACCTGAACTTCTAAGTGCTGGTGCTCAATTAATTGTAGCTTTAATAGAAGGTATACTATCGATTTTAGGACAACTATTAAAAGCAGGCGGTACATTAATTTATGAGTTATTGGGCACAATTCTAAGTTTTGTTGGTGACTTACTTTCTGCTGGTGCCACTCTAATAGGTAAATTAATAACAGGAATACTGTCTTTACTTGAAGACATAGTAAGCGCTGGTGCGAAACTTATTACTAGTCTCATTGAGAATATATTGAGTTTTACGAAAGACTTACTATCAGCGGGTAAAAATTTAGTTAAGTCTTTGATAGACGGTGTAGTTAATAAGACGACAGATATGATTGGTGTTGGTAAAGATCTAGTCAGTGGCCTAATAAGCGGTATAAATCAAATGGGTAAAGATGCAATAGAAGCAATTACAGGTGTTGTTGATGGTGTTATTAAAAAAGCAAAAGATTTATTAGGTATCAAATCGCCATCAAGAGTGTTTAAGCAAATCGGCTTGTGGACAGGCGAAGGTATGGCTATCGGTTTAAATGAATCAAGCCCTAAAGTCAATCAGGCCATGTCAAATATAGGAGATGGTATTCTTGCAGTTTCTAAAAATTATCAAAAAGAATACACAAATTTGATCGATGAATTTAATCGAAAAAATGAAGATAAAAATGATAAGACTTTAGAAAAAATCTACAAGATCAGAAACAATGCTGCCAAAAAGAAACGTGCTTTAACTCAAAAAGAACTGCAAGATATTGCTTTATTAGAGGCTTCATATAGGGACAATAAGCTTAAGGCTGACCAAGACTTCAATAAAAAGTACAAAGCACTTGTTGAAAAGTCTGAGAAGGAATATCTAGAGGTCATCAAAAACTATATTGCTGATAAAAAGTCCTTAGATGAAATGTCTTTAATCGAAGAAGCAGCTATATGGGAACAATCAATAGAGTTGTTTGCAGAAGGCTCGAAAGAACGTATCTCAGCTCAGAAGGAATATCAAAAATCTGTTGATGCCATTAATAAAGAACTTGTTGCAATTAATAAAGACTATCAGGGCCAAATGCAAAAAATCAATGATGATTTGATTAAGCAGGAAAACGACCTGACTAAAGCATATCAAGATGAATTCAATAAGCGTCAATCTTCCTTGATGTCATTCGCTGGACTGTTTGATGAGTTCAAAGTTGAAGTTAAAAACAGTGGTACAGAGTTACTTAGTAATTTACAATCACAGGTTGACGGTTTTAAACAGTGGCAAGATGAGTTTGCAAAGCTTGCATCACGAAATATAGATGCTGATCTGTTGGCAGAATTAAGTGACTTAGGGGTTAAGGCTCTTCCAGAACTAATGGCCCTTAATCAACTGACAGATGAACAATTAACGCAATATAGTGCACTGTATCAAGAAAAAGCAGCATTAGCTAGAGAACAAACTGAAGCTGAATTAGCAGGTATGAAAGAAGATACTGACAAGCAGATTCTTGCTTTACGTGAAGCTGCTGTAAAACAGCTAAATATTTTAAAAGCTGAATGGGGCTACAAAATTAAAGAGCTCACAAGCACTACAGCAACCGAACTATCATCCCTACAACAAATTGGGGCAGATGCTGGACAAGGGCTTCTAAACGGTCTAGCAAGCATGGAAGGACCGTTGATTTCTAAAGCCCGGCAAATAGCCAACTCTATTTCAAGCACTATTCAACAAGCATTAGACATCCACAGTCCTTCACGTGTGATGCGAGGCTTTGGTGTAAACATTGGCCAAGGATTAGTGTTAGGGATGGATGACATGGTGAACAAAGTTGCAGATGCTTCAAGACGATTAGCTTCATCTGTGGAGGACAATGCACCACTTTCCAGTGGTAATAGAGGCAGCATAGACAACTCAAAACACTTTAAACCATCTGTGGTCATCCACACTAATGATAGTGGAGCTCGCGAGATGGAGCGTACATTACGTCGTATGCAGTTTGCATTTTAGGAGGTGACGACTTGTTAATTAAAGATATGACGATTACTAATAATCGTGGCGACTCGATAGTTTCCGGTCGTCACTTTTTTATTCGTGATGATTTTGCAATTAGTGGGTTAGGTGCAAATGTGAATATGTCCGAGACTACTTCTGATGGAGCTCATTGTCAATCGACAACTCTTTCCACACGTGATGTAGATGTACCTTTTTATATAAAAAAAACGAATGTAGAGCATTGGTGGATTGAGGAAAAGAGACAAGATATTTATCGCGTTTGTAATCCGAAATTTAATCCGATGAGAATTGATTTTTCTACAAATTCAGGAGATCAGTTTTATGTAAATGCCAATTTAAGTGCAGCCCCATTATTCAATCAGGGCAGGGCAAATGATAACAGTAGATGGGTTACAGGATTACTCCAATTTATATCAAGTGATCCGTTTATTTATGAGGCAGCATCGCGAAAAGTAGATATAGCCCTTTGGGAATCAAACTTAGAATTTCCTTTGGAAGTTGTAGAGGAAGGCATTGAAATCGGGTATCGTAATCCCTCTTTGATTGTGAATGTATTGAATGAAGGTAGTGAATCATCTGGCATGTCTATACGATTTTTGGCACTGTCACAGGTGGTAAACCCAAAGCTACTTAATGTAACTACGTATGAAGCATTTAATCTAAAGTACACAATGCTTGCTGGTGATGTAATTGAGGTTTCCACATACAAAGGAAAGCGTTCCATCACTTTGATTAGAAACAATGTAAAGACCAGTATCTTTAACGCTTTTGACTTCGGTACTTCCAAATTTCTTCAATTGGAACCCGGAGATAATTTACTCCGATATGATGCAACAAGTGGCTTAGACTTTCTAGAGGTGTCTATTGAATTCACTCCGAAAAGGATAGGTGTATAGCAATGAAGGAACTGTATGTATTTAATTTAAACATTGAGCTTATCGGAGAAATAAGTGAATACAAAGAGCTTCAAATTGAACGCAATTATGATAAGGTAAGTCAGCTTATCTTACGCATTGCAAGCTCATCAGAAGTCATTGAACTATTAAAGCATGACAGCATTTTAACAACACAAGATGATGTTAATTATGGCTTTATCATTGAGCATTTTGATTATACGGACGAGTCAGAAACAGAAATAGAAATTCATGCTTATTCACTTAATTACATGTTGTCTTGGAGATCGATTGATTTTCAACAGCGATATGAGGGCAATGTGGAGGACCTAATCAAGTTTTTCATAAGAACAAATGCCATTTCCCCAAGTAATCCAAATAGAGTAATACCAAATTTAAGACTGGCACCAAACAAAGGTATAAACATTAATGATGAGTCGACAAAAACAGGTGGAGAAGTGATTGGCCATTTATTCGAAATATGTAACAAACATGAGATGAGTATTGATATATTGCTTAATCATCAGGATAAGAAATTTGATGTTGTTACTTGGCAAGGTGTCGACCGAAGTACTCAACAGGTTGTAAATCCACATGTCATTTTTAGTAAAGAGTTCGACAATATCATTAACCAAAAGTACATTCATAATAAAGTGGATTATAGATCGACAGCTATAGTGGCAGGCGAGGGTGAAGGTGTTGAACGAAAGCAAGTCGTTACTAATGACAATTTAAGTGGATTTAACCGGCGTGAATTATATGTAGATGCGCGCGATTTACAAAGCGAATATACAGATGACAACGACAACCAAAAAACGATGACTCCAGCAGAATATGATGAGGCACTTCGAAATCGTGGAGATGAAAAATTGTCTGAATATCAAATCATCGAAACGTTTGAAAGCGAAGTAGATATGTATAGTCAATTTACGTACAACATTGATTATAAGCTTGGTGATCGAGTAAGTGTACGAAATGACGAGATACAACGCATTTTGCATCCACGTGTTATTTCAGCCACTTTAACAAGCAATAAGGAAGGAATAACACTTAGTATTAACTTTGGCAGCAATATCCCAACTATCTACGAAAAGATAAAAAAGAAGGTGAATAAGTAATGACGATATATAGTGGTATTTTTAATAGTGTCAACGGTGATCGGAAATACAATGCATGGTGGTTTGCAAAATATTTCGCTACCTTTATAGGTAATGGTGTATTCCCAAATCCATCCTCAAATCTTCAAGTAGCTGCATATCAGAATATGAAAGTAGTCGTTAAACCAGGAAGTGGCTGGATTGACGGCTATTTTATTTATAGTGATGGAGATCATGTGTTGTCATTAGATGTTGCAGATGGTGTTTTAAAGCGTATTGACCGAGTTGTCATGCGACTTAATCATTTAACTAGGAAAATAGAAATCGTAGTCAAAAAAGGTACATTTGCGAGTAGTCCAGTTGCACCAACACTACAACGTGATACAGATGCATATGAGCTAGCCTTAGCTGATGTTTTGATTAATAATGGTGTTACTCAAATTACGCAGGCAAATATCACTGACCAAAGGTTAAATAGTACTCTGTGCGGAATTGTACACGGTACAGTAAATCAAGTTGATACAACTACAATTTTCAATCAATATCAAGCTTGGTTTGATGCGACAAAAACAAGCGTGTCAAGTGACTTAGGGGATTGGAAAAACCTACAAGAGCAAGACTTCATGGATTGGTTTAACAACATCAAAGATATTTTGGATGGCGATGTTGCAGCCAACTTAGCTGCTCGTATAGCTGACTTAGAAACGAACTTTGGAAATCATGATAAAGATGCATTACGTCATAATAACTACGGTAGGGCTACAGGGGTTAATGATAAAGCCTATACATCATTAGCGGGAACTAAACCAATCACGGCATATTTCGAAGGATTATCTATAAAGTTCAAGAACGTATCCGCAAACACAGGAGCAGTTACTATAAATGTTGATGGTTTGGGAAATAGGTCTATACGAAAGAATGGAAATGTTCCAATCAATTCAGGGTTCTTAAAAGCTAACGGTATTTACAATATTATTTATGATGGTTCGGTTTTTATATTAACGGATGAAGGGGGCGATTACGGAGATGCGGTAGCCAACGATGTCCGTAAAGGAAAAACAATAGGTACGATAAACGGTATCGTAACTGGTGTTCTGGACTTATCAAATTTGAAGCCTGAACACTTAAAACGAGGGATTGTTATAGATGGTGTTACTGGCATAATTGATGCCGCACATGGGAAGATAGATACTTATGCCGATATCCAAAATACTACAGTTAGACGAGATAACGGTAAGGTTCATAGACAGACTGACGATGGTGGTAGAGTATCTCTTGAGGTTACTGGGAACGACTCAAACAATACAATGAAGTTTCAAGTTATTCACAGAAATGCTCTTGGAGTAGCTACTAACACTGTTACTCTGCCAGAGCCCTCTAACAAGTATTACACATATATAGACACTGTACGACATGGATATGTCCAAGTAGCGAGACAATTTGATAAGGTTACGGAGTATGATTGGACTACTGGAATCGCTGTTAGAACTATATTCGTCGCTACTACCTTCTACAATCCGAGCGCACTAATAGCTATAGAGCCCTATGTCAATTCTAATGATTTAAAATTAGTCGGCAACAAGGGCGATATATCAGGTTCAAGATATGGGATATTCAATACGAGTATGGTTATGGAGCATTCAATGACTGCATATTATGCAGGTGGATATGGGATGACCAGACTGTTGCAAAAGAACGTGTGGCTAATAACCGCCGACACTTGGAGTGGTATTGTTAACCGAGAAAATAACGCTTGGCGAGAAACATGGTTAAACAGTAATGATGGAAGTGCTGGAACTGTACTTGGGTTTGCAGAATTATTAACAAACATAGGAAGGAAGATATAAACATGTCAAACGAAAACACACCAAATAACGAGGTTCTATTAGCTTATTTGAAGATTACTGATGTTGTTCAACCTAATGGAAACATGGATTATCATGGTCTGGATATCAACTCACCAAACTCGGTTGTCCCCAACTCAGCTATCTACAACTCCGATTATACGATTTGCTATCTTATTTATAACGTTACTGATTATACAGTTCCAGATAACGAGTTCATCACGCAAGTTACCAAGCAAGAATATAAAGACTTCATAGATTCACTAGAACCTATACAACCAGTAATTTCTGATTCGGAAAAAATCGCTCAACTAGAAGAAATAATACAAACACTTATTTTAGAGAAAGAGGGGCTATAATATGAATCAAGTTATCATTGATTTCCTAGTATATCGTATTACTTCTGGAGCGTTGGCGTATAAAGAATGCATTACTAAACGACCTGATTTAAAAGTAGGAATAGATGTATCACTTCAAGAGAAAAAATCCGAGCATTTAATAAACGATAACGAAAACAAGTAGACGCAGCATAAGCTAGCGTTATTTTTTATGCCAAAATGAGGTGAGGAAATGGAACTTGTATACGAGCATCCGGTTATAACATTATTATTTATTAGCGCAATTGGATTTTGGCTAACAGTTGCTATTAGTCAAATAAATAACCATTGATTTCATGTCTTCCACAATCATCTGTGGAGGGCTTTTATATTGGGAAAAGGGAAGTGTTCATATGGAAAAATGGATTGCTGTAGTAAGTGGAACAATAGGCACTATCATTTCATATTCAGTGGATGGTCTAGGAATGGCTGTTACTGTTCTGATTGGCTTTATGGCTATTGATTACCTTACAGGAATTATGGGCGGTATCGTTAACCAAAATTTAAACAGTCGTACAGGCTTTAACGGTATCATTCGAAAAATTTATTATTTAATGCTAGTTGGTTCTGTTTACTTATTATCCGTTGTGATTCCTGGCATTGAGTACGCAGGGGATGGGGCTGCCATTGCATTTTGTGTACTTGAATTTATTTCAATTACAGAAAACGGTACTAAAATGGGCTTGCCAATGCCTGACTTCATTAAAAATATATTAGCAATTGTAAAGGATAAAACAGGAGAGGGTGATGTGAAATGACAAGCATTACAACAACTTGTCGAGATATTTCTGAGCTATTACCAGTTGCACAAACAGCCTGTCGATTGTTATTCCAAGAGTGCTTTAAGGCAGGTATTAAGAACGTCTTTATTACTGAAACATATCGCTCGCAGGAACGACAGAAGTACCTTTATGCACAGGGAAGAACTCGACCAGGGCAGATTGTCACTTGGACACTAGACAGTAACCATAAGTCCAGATTAGCGTGGGATATTGCTGTTGGTCCTCCACAGTCTTTATATGATGTGGCAACCCTAAGTCGAGTAGGCGCTATTGCACGTAAGTTAGGCATCACATGGGGTGGAGATTGGACAGGTAATATTGATCGTCCTCACTTTGAGGTTAAGCCAAATTGGATTATGCCAAAGGAGTACAAAATTGAAGGGCAAGTAGTTATTCCAACTAATAGTAAATACCAAGTGCAATTAACTGTGGAAGGCAATACAACTAAACCAATTGCAAAGGATGATGATAAAATGTTATTCACTAATGACACAACTAAAGTTGCTGTACGTGACTACATTAAACAGGCAGTGGATAAAAAGAAAATTGATAAGTCTTGGCTTGATAAATTCGACCAAGGTACAATGACAAGTGGTGATTTTGAAGGATTAAAGATTATAATTGCACAACGTAACGCCTAATAGCAAAGACCTAAAATTCAAACCAATTATTGTAAAGTATAATTCGGCTTCACAACACTAAACCTATTAGAAGTCTTCAATGAAGTAATATAAATGAGGTGAATAAATGAAAAAAATTGTTTTCAGTACATTTACATTAATACTTTGTATGGGTTTATTGTTTGGATGCGGAAAAGATAACGATGAAGAGGACATGGATTTGTCCGAAGAAACTCGCAAAAAAGAACATAAAGATGATCCCCAAAAATCATATTTTTAGCTAAGTTGTTTATTATCAACATTGCCCAGGTACTCATTCATTTGAGCCTGGGCTTTTTTTATTTCCACAAATTAATACTTGTCAAAATGCAAACGAATGTTCTAAAATGATACAAACGAATGTTCTTATTTGAGAGGTGTGGAATGATGAAAGAACAACTAATTAAAGCAATGCAACGGAACCAATTATTAAATATGATGTACATGGCTAAGAACGGTAACGTGTCAAAAAGGCGTATCAAGATTATTAAAATTGTTGGTGATTCATTTCAGGCGTATTGTTTTACAAGGCAAGCCAAGCGCACATTTATGATTGATAATGTATTGGCAGTTGTTCCAATCAGCCACAAGGATCGTTCGGTTGTATGCTGAAACCTGAACAACGGAAACTTTTTCATAAATTTTTAATTCTAGAAATGGCAGTTCAATCATTGCAACGTGACTTCCCTGTAATTGAAAATTTGAAAATGAGTAAAGTTTATTTACCAATCCTCGAAAGGTTACTAAATGACATAACACATGATTATTACGATTCGAAAAGACTGTTAGCAAAAGAAAAAATAAGATTAGTAAAGGTAGAAAATATAGATGAGTATTTTAGCGATGTGCATATAGCTACAGCCGGTAATGATGTTGTGCTGCGCTACGCTAATATGGCTTTGAAAACTCAGGTTGAAAAATTATTAATCAGTCACCAAAATAAAGACCAGGCACTCAATTGAAAGTGAGTACCTGGTCAATTTTGTTTTTATTGTTCTTTGCTAATGATTCCTAAGCGTTCCTTTATGGCGAACTGAAGTAATTGAGAGAAATTTATATTTTCTTCTTCTGCTGCGTCATTCAACCATTTTGGGATTGTTAAAGTTTTTTTAACTGCTTTATTCTCAATCTCATCCCTTATATAATCCGTTCGTACTTCTATAATCGAAATAAAAGCCCCTTGTGGAAGGTCAATGCTGCTTGGTTCTGAAGGGGTAGGAATTGTTTCTCCATCTTCCTCCATTCCATATAAGAAACCTGCTAATACATCCTTCGCCATATATACAGCTTCGTCCATATCGGAACCTTCTGTAATGCATCCTGGTAGGTCAGGGAACGTTATTGTGAAACCTTGTTCATCATCAGTACCTGGATCAAAAATTGCTGGAAAATAATATTTACCCATATATAAAACCTCCTTGCAGGAGGACTATTTAAGTCCTGCCTGCTTTAGTATTGAGTTTGTTGTTCCTAATTTAAGGTCTTTCTTTGGATGTGGAACTGTCACAGTTCCTTTTTTAGTAGGATGTTTAAAGTGGTGATGACTTCCAACCGTCCTATGTAAAATCCATCCGTCTTTGTTAAGTATCTTGATTATTTCTCTTGATGATATGTTTTTCATCTCCTTTCTATACTCTTATTATAACACGTATTATTTATACGTACAATACATAATTTGAATTTATTTTACTGTTTTACTATTTATTATCAATAAAAAAAGCCACTCGTTTGAGTGACTAATTTTTGAAAATAATATTATTTTAATGCTTCGTCCATTGAATTTTTAAACTTCTCAAATTCGGCATCTTTCAAATCGCCATTCATTTGTATTAAAAACAGCCCATTTGCATGTGTGTGTGAGTAAAGTAAAGGAGACTCTTTGCCTAATTCATCATAATATGATTTTGCTTTTTCTAATCCCTTTTTATCTTTGAACATAAATAAACGACCACCCGCATCTTCTCCAAGTGACGGAACTAAAATACGTTTACCTTCTTTACGTGTGTCCCCGAATTCTTTATTTTCTAAATCAGAAACATCTCCTATGTCTAATCCATCATCTTTAAACGACTGTATAACATCGTTTGTTGTAACTGAAGCTTCTTTGCTGTTACTGCCGCATGCTGCCAAAGTAAGTACAGATAGCAGCACAATAAATGTTAATAACTTTTTCATTGATAATTCCTCCCTCTATATTTCCATTTTAGGAAATTTGGAAGTGAAAGTACATACAAAAAAACAGACAACTGTATTTAGTTATCTGTTATCAACAAGTTCTATTATTTCTTCAATACGTTTAATATTGAGTGCTTCACAAATTTTTGTGATGTGCTCTTTTTTTAAGCTCATTCTTTGGTTATGAACTAATTCACTTACAACAGCTTGTCGTAGCCCTGTCATTTTCACGAGTTCACCTTGAGTCATGTTTCGTTCTTCTAACACTTCTTTTAATTTTACTCGCATCTCCATTATTCTAATCACCTACCTTTAGAAATATTCCTATTGTCATTATAAAACATTTCCGTTTAAACGTAAATAAAATAGTTGACTTTCCGTTTAAACGTATATAATATAATAATCAATAAAACGTATATACGGAAAAACGGATGAATGATAGAAAAGAGGTGAAATACAAATGGCATTCGAATACCTAGCACAATACATAACATTCAATTCAGTAGCAGATATGGATAAGAGTGTGGAGGACCACATGTCGGTTCACTATTACAATTTAACAGAATCAGAACGAGCAATTGTATTTAAACTGGCATCGCACAGCTTAGAACATACAGGAGTATGCCATCTTAAAGCGAGTACCATTGCTTCATCATTGGAGATCAGTACAAAGACTGTTTATCGTTCAATGAAGAAATTAACAGAGTTAGGCATCATTGAAAAAGTACCAAGCACTAAGTTAAACGGTATTAAAGGGGCAAGTATCTATCGCATTTTACCTTATGTCTCATCGAGCGTGTCCCAACGAGAGACAGTCGATGAAGCTTGTAATAACGCGGTTTGCCGTCCACAATCTGAAACCCAACCATCTAGTTCTTTTTATCTTTCTTCTTTTAAAACAAGCAATTTACAAGAAGTATATGAATCAGCTTATGCTGAAAAAGAAGCTCGTAAGGAATACATGAATGAATATCAGGTGATGCTATTTGATTTCATGAATAGTTTGCCATTAGCCGACAACTTGAAAGATGAGTTGCACAAAGTTGTATTAGCTACACAGGTTCAAAATGTACCTGACTTTATAAAAGCTAAGAACGTGCTATTTAAAATTGCCATGGATATTAAAGAAGGTACTTTAACTGTAACAAGTACATTAAGAGCCGTGTTCATAGGTGCTTATAAAAAGGCTATAGGACGTTCGAAAGTGAAACCTGACAAATCTTCATCTATAGAAGAAACACCTGTTAAAGAACGTCCAGTACCTTTCTACAATTGGTTAAATGAACGTGACAGGTACCCACAATCTGTGGGTAGTAGAACTACATTGGATAACTGGTTGGAATGGTGATTTTTATACCCAGTTGTATACCCGATACTGTGCCTGATTAAATGCCACCCAGGTATTGAAGTGGGCATATATGAAATTCAGTTGTATCAATGGTTTGTATGGCATTTAAGAATGCTCGATACAAGCAACTCTTACTACGTAAGAGAACCGTGGCGCTGATGAAATTAAAGAAAGGATGAAATTGTGTTTTTTGAAATATTAACAACTTCGTTAATGGGGGGAATTGCATTAAAAGCTTTCTCAAAGAGTAGGGGAATGTCCTCTAATGATAGTGGGAAGATCCAGAGGATAATGTCACTCGCTGGATTAAACGTTAGAGATGGCAAGGATACTTTGACCGCTCAACTTGTAAAAAAGAAACAGTATGAATGGGGATGGGAATACAAATTCAGAATCCCACTTGGACGTTCATTCACTGATTATGAAGCCAAGCAACATGTCTTTGAGGATGGGCTGAATAATCGTAGAAAGCATATTACCTTTAATGACTTACGACAAATGGATTTCAATAAAGACCTTCTCCTGCAACTTCAACAATTGTGGAAGGCAAAGCTGACGGAGCAAAAAGAAATTGAATTGTCTTATGATGGCTTATTAATCGTGCGAGTGTACGACAAACCATTAGCGAAGGAAGTCCCATATACATCAGGGAAAGGTTGGCGTGTGCCTGTAGGCGTTACTAGGGCTATGAATGAGTTTAAGTATCATGACTTTGAAATGGTGCCACATGTAGTGCTAGGTGGCGCTACACGATACGGAAAAAGTAACTTCATCAATTCAACCATTTGCAGTCTGGTGCAATGTGAACCAGAGCACACAAAACTTTATCTAATTGATCTTAAAGGCGGGGTGGAACTGTGCGACTATGAAAATATTAAACAAACGATTTCCATTGCCTACGAACCACATGATGCCCTCCACACATTACAGTTGGCATATGATCAAATGCGGCATATACAACGTGAATTAAAGCGCAGAGGAAAGAAGAATGTACAAGAGGCAGGGATAAAGGAACGTTACTTTGTTGTCATTGATGAAGTAGGCGAATTGAATGCAGCAGAGGCAGTCACAAAGGAAGAGAAACGCTTAAAGTTAGAGTGCCAGACGCTTATGTCACAAATAGCAAGGTTAGGTGCTGGACTTGGATTCCGTTTAGTTGTAGCCACACAGTATCCTGTAGGTGACGTTATTCCAAGACAGGTAAAGCAAAATGCAGATGCCAAGCTATGTTTTAGAGTACAGTCGGCAGTTGCTTCAAGGGTTGTACTAGATGCAGAGGGAGCAGAGGCATTACCAATGGTCAAAGGCCGCGCAATTTACCAAACGGCTGATAAAAGAGAAATACTTCAAACACCACTAATCACGCCACAAATTATCCACGATACTATTCAACCTAACATAATCGATAAGAAAGGGGAGCGCGTTGAAGAAACAGCTATCCAACCGAGACGAACAGATACTGTTACTTTTGAAGAAGTTTGATTTTATGACGCGTGATCAACTAAGTCGATATTTCTCACTAGGAAAAAAGCGTAATACAAATAGGGTCCTCCACAATTTATCCTGCTATCTATCATCCGTTCGGAATAGTTACGAAACAATTTATTACCTTAACAATTTAGGGCGACTGTATGTTGACTGTGACAAGATTCGCAGGAAAAACGCTCATGTTCAACATACAATCATGCGAAACGAATTCTGGCTATTTTATAAGTGTCCGTATGACTGGAAGAATGAAGTCAAAATATCGGATAGTACTACTAGTATAGTTGCGGATAGCATGTTTTCCCGTAATGGATTTCAACATTTTTTAGAGGTTGATAATATTCAAACGATGAAGGAGAATCGCGAGAAGATTAAACGATACAAGGAGCTCATGTCAGGCGTTGTAAAGCAATTAGGTTATTACCCAACACTTGTATGGCTAACAACTACTGTATTAAGGCGTAAACAGCTAGAAGAAGCCTGTGGAGGGTTGAAATGTAAGGTGTACACAATTACCGAAATAAGAGGGGGAATATAGATGTTTAAAAAACGTGTTAAACCTGAGGTAGTACCAGCAAGCGAATATACAGATTACAGTGACCGATTTGAAGGGGACGAAAAATACGCAACATTAAGAGATGTATTTTTGGCTGCATCAGCACCTACATTAGCAGTTGTTGGTACAGGGTTATTTATGGTTAACAAATACAATGACGCTTATTCTTCTACTGTTATCCCTGTAAATGCACCTATTCCTGTAATGGAGCCGGTAATTGCACAAATTCCATCCACACTATCCACAATCCCTGTTAATACAATACCTCAACATACTGGAATTATTGCTGATAAGTCGTTAGAAATATTGGCAACTGCTTTAGATCCAGTCGTTCAAATACTAGTGGCAATTAGCTTTCCTATCGCATCAGTGATCATGGTTGGTGCATGTTTCTTCTTCATGCTTGGTAATTCTGAAAAGGCATGGTCAATGATTATGAATGCTGGTTTAGGTTATGTCCTGATAAACCTAAGTCCACTATTCTTACAAATCTTAAAACAAATTGGTGAAGCTATTTAATATAAAAAGACCACTCCGTGATGGGTGGTCTTGGTTATATGTCTTATATTGGTGAAGGTGT